CTAGATGTAAATTTAACCCAATTTGTACTTTGAGTATTAAATATTTTAAGTTTCATCTGTAAGTTAAATATAATGAATCAGTTTTAAATGTGGTCCATACATCTTTTTTGATTAACAAGTTAAATGCTAATGTATAATATTCTTTTTTATTATTCTTTGAATCTGGATTTATCTTAAGTTTCATACCCTTCGATGAATTAATAGTTTGTTAGAACGTTTATCTTTACGTTGAACATGAATATCAATAATAAATTCAAGAAAATTAATAGGAAATATAGTTCTTTTAAGTTTCATCTTTGGTAAATTCTTATTTTATTATTCCATGTTTTGTTATGTAGTTTACCAGATAAACCTTTTGTTAGTAAATCAAAACTAGTTGTCTCGTTATAATTTAAATCACTTAAATTTAATATTAGAAGTTTCATCTTTTTAAACTTTTTTACTAAATGACTTTTCTTTCAAAATCGTAGCGTAGAATGGTTCACAGAAACTCTTTAAACTACCATTCCAATGCTGCATGAAACCAATTTCGTCAAATATTCTAATTAAATTACGTGAACCTCTATTTTCTTCATCTAAAGGTAGTTCACAAGCTTCTTTTAAGTTGTGAATATCATTTTTGGTAACAAAAGGTTCCAATAAATTAATTATTTTATAGTTGTTTTCGTATAGTGATATACCTAACTCTTCGTCTTGTCCATTAATACCGTATTTAATGTTATCTAGTACTAATAAAGGTTTCTTTTTGGTTAAAGTGCGTTCATTAATTAATTCCTCAGTTCTTTCAAGTATAAACTTAATATCTATCGCTTGTGTTTTTATCTCAGGAAATAACTTAATTAGTGTGTCTTCACCTAATCCTTTTACACCATATATATTATCACTAGTATCACCACAAAATGTCTTAACAATAGCTAAGTTTTTGTAATAATGTTTGAAAAATAAATGATAATTATCTTTACATATTAAACTCTTTTTAGAAGCTAAATAAACTTTAATTGTATCAGAATATTGTAATAACTGTAATAAATCGACATCACCAGTATAAACAGTGATTTTTTCATCTTCATGGTATTGTTTACAATACACAGAAATTAAATCATCAGCTTCAATTTCATCATGTGCCATTACTTGTCTAATGAATAACTCTTCCAATATATTTTGTAAACATATCTTGGTTCTTAATAAGGATTCTTTGTTTGCTTCCTCTTTACGAATATCTTTTTCATCAAGAATTATTTTGGTAGTAAAAGATTTATGCATCCTGGTTGCTTTATAGTTACCTACTAAGTTGTTTCTTAGTTTACCATTATTCTGACCATCCCAAACAAAAACAATCTTGTTTGCTGCTAATTGTTTAGCCAAGGTTCTTAATGTAATTAAAGATAATAAAACACCAGATATATTTCCAAATTCTGGAGTATAATGATTTCCGTTCACAGCGTGAGAACGTTTATATAATGATGAAGCATCTACTAGTAATGTGTGTCGCATAGGTTATTTGTTAAATGTAAATAATTTATTTGTTTCTGAGAATTCTATCTTAAGTTTACCGTTTAAGAAACTGTTACCAATATGTGTTTCTTTGAAATTCTTGTAAGTTATCTGAATTAATTCAAGTTTCATCTTTTGTAAGTAAGAATAAAGTTGTAACTTTGATGGTGTAAGTCATCCTCTAGTTCATCTAAAGTGAATTTGATGTGTGTATTTTCTGTTATAGTTAATTTCATCTTCTGTATAAAATTAAAGTATTATAAAACTCATAATTAATATCATCTTGTAAATCAGCTAATATAAAAGACATATTGTAAGTCTGTTTTTTAAGTTTCATCTTTTATAAATTATAATTTTATTGCTTCTCTTATCACGAATATCTTCAATTAACTGTAATTCATTGAATGAGAAGAATATATACCAATCACTTATATCAAGTTTCATCTTTTATAAATTATAATTCTATTAAACCTATCATTTTCAAAATCTTCAATAAATTGTAATTCACTAAAAGTGAACATTATATAGAAATTACTAACGTTGAGTTTCATCTTTTAAAGATTGTTAAGTTGTCTTTGGTAAATTATTAATCTGTTATAATATATGATATTAATATCGTCATAAATCTGGCGAACACTGAAGTCAATTAATACAAAAGGTACTATTTTTAGTTTCATCGTACAAAGATAATAATTTTTATTTATAAAACAAGTTTCATCTTTTGTAAATTGATAAAACGTTAATATAATATTCTTTATGTTGTACTGTGTGGTAAATATTTACCTCTGACTGGAAATCAATATTATTAGTGAATCTTACTGAAACGAAACTTGACATATTATTTATGTTAAGTTTCATCTTTTGTAAATTGAAATTTGATTACTATTATTAATAACATCAATTAGTTCTATTTCTAACCATTCAACGTTGAATTTAATTTCTTTGGTTATTTTGTTTATATATAACATCATCTTCGGTATATTACTAATAAATTATGTAACGTTGTTGGTGGATTTCCTAAATCAACTACTCTAAATTTAGGTTGTAAGTAAAATGTGTAATCGTGAATATCTAATTTCATCTCAAATAAATTGTTATTTCGTTTAGAAAAACCGACATGTCTCTTTGTTTATTTTCAACAAGATGTACGTAAGCAGTGGATAAACAAAAATGTTCATAAGTGTATTTAGCTATGTTGTCTATTATTAATTTCATCTTTGGTAAATTGTTATTTCGTTAATAAATCCTCTAAGATTTCTACATTCATCCTGTACAAGATGTTTATAAACTTTGCTGTAACTGAACGGTTTATTTGTATATTTATCTATAATTATTTTCATCTTTTGTAAATTGTTAGTTCATTTAGAAGTAGCTCAAGATATTTATTGTTTGTTTTTAATTTACGAAAAACATTACTTCCGCTGAAATTTATTATTTTATCACTATAAAATAATTTTCTTGTTTCTATTTTAAGTTTCATCTTTGGTAGATTTTTATCGTATTACAATGATATTTTATATTAACAAGGGAGTAGTATTGTTCAGTTAATAACATAACTATAATATTAATTTTGTTATTGGTAAATTTAAAATTTTGAGTTGAATGTATTTTAAGTTTCATGTTCTAAATAAAATAAATACACGATTTATTTCCATAACTGTCGGATTTAAATCAAAGTTAGGGTTAAATATAGTTTGTTGTATATATACAGTTGTTAGGTTAGATATTTTAAGTTTCATCTTTTGTAAGTTGTTAGTTGATTATTGTACCAATCAATTAGTATGCCTTTTGGTCCTTTTAATGTTTTATACAAATCACTATACTTAAAATCTATGTTTGCTTGATTTTTAAATATCTTAAGTTTCATCTTATATAAATCCTTAGTTCTATAAAATCATAATCTTCTCTAGAATTTAAATCAGTTATATCAAATTCAGGTAACTGATAATAATGTATTTTTAATTTCATCTTTTGTTATCTTTTGAATATTGATATATAATTAATAGACTCGATTACATTGACCATTTTTATTTGATGAAAAATTAATCTGTATCTCATCGTTTTATTGAAATTTAAAGCTGTGTTTTTGTTTATACCTAGTTTCATAGATGTTCCCATATTGTTGAACGCAAAGATAGTTTTTATTTTTGAGAAATAAAAATGTCCGTTAATTATTTTAACGAACAAGGGTTTTTAGATTATGTTTTGTTGTTTTAGAAATTCGGTTAACTTTTTTTCGACATCTTCGTTATATCGAATACGAAGTAAGGGTATGTTGTTGGTTAGGCAATATTCGTTTTTGATTTGGTCACGTTGTTTAATAGTGTTGAATGTTTCTTCACCACCGAAATAATTAATAGGTTGAAAGTGTTGTTTACCATCATATTCTATTAAAATATTGTGTTCAGTTAAATAAAAATCAAACGGTAATTCTCTTTTATGAACACATCCAAAAAATTTCTTTTCTATTTCAAAATTTATATTATGTTCAGTTAAAATCTCACTTATCCTAGTTTCACCTTTTGATGCCACACATTTTGAACAGCCACCACTTGCACTTAAATGTGTATTTGCTGAAATTTCAAAATCACCGTGTTCTTCGCATGTAATAATTACTTTATTTTTTGAAAGTGTATAATTAGTTTTACTATAATTATATTTATTACCATGTATTTCTTTAGCTTTTTGAATAAATTCATCGTTTGTTAACCTATTCCCTTCATCTGCGCACATTTTACAACCCCCACCTAGTAGGTGAGTATTTGGAATTTGTTCAAATTCACCATGAACTTTACATTTTATGGTAACTTTTTGTTTATTATGTTTGTAATCTACTAAACTATAGTCGTATTTATCACCATGTATTTTTTTGGCTTTTTCTATAAAACGTTCAGTATTGTTGTAATGTGTATTACATTTTTTACAACCTATTTTTTCATTTAAAAAACTACTTTTTAAAATCATGAAAGGACCATGTTCTTTGCAAATGATTTTAATTTTATCTTTTTTAGTACCATGTACAGTTTCATCGTAAATATATTTATCACCATGAACTTCCATTGCTCTTTTAATAAATTCTTCACCAGTAATTGATAGTTTTTCTCTGGAACAACGTTCACAATCACATAATAGGTGACTTGATGGTGTTGTTTTAAATAACCCGTGTTTATCACATCTTAATTCTATGTGACTTTTCATGTTAATAAAATTTATATTGTCATAATTAAATTTTTCACCATGAACTTCTTTAGCTTTTTGAATAAATTCTTCTTTAGTTATTGTATGATTTGAACATTTTTTACAACCTGTTGAGTTTATATGGTTGGTAGGTCTTTGTTCAAAATATTCACCACATGAATTACATTTTATTTTAATTTTAGTATCAGCGTTTATATATTCGCTTTCACTGTAATCGTATTTATCACCATGTTTTTCTTTAAAAACTTCCTTAAAATTGTCTTTATTAACACTATATTTTGGTCCACAACTTGGACATGTTAAATTTTTACGTATCTTAGATGCTTTATTTAAAGTAAATGGTCCGTGAACTTTACATGTTATAGTAACAGGGTCGTTATTACTGATATATTTGGTGAGTTCGTAAGTATAATTTTCACCATGTATTTTCTTGCATTGTTCAATATACTGTTCGTTGGTTAAGTTTTTAGCGTTCATAAATAAAAGATGAGGAGGTATTGTTAACCTCCTCTGAAAGTAAATAGTTTGTTTTGTAATTAATTCAAGTTAATACCTTGAAGTGGATGTGCTGATAACGCTTGTGACATTATTTCATCTTCATTATATTTTTGTTCAAATTTCTCTTCTTCTTTAACTATTTTTTCATTAAAGATAGAGTTTGGGTCATCTGATTGTATTTCTAACGTATCTTTATCAAAAGTAACATTTTCCCACATCATACCATTACCTGAAATTCTTGATTTACAAATCATGAAATTATTTAGATTATTCTTTTTCATTTCAGGTGTTGCAGCACAACCTAAAACCACTGCCGCTTTTTTACCTAACATAGCTGAACCGTATATATCAGCTAAGGTTAATACAGGCGCAATGTTAGCATTTTTACCTGCTTGGCAAGCTGTGAAAATAGCTATTTGATAATATTCAGCCATATTGTCCATAGCTCTTACAACTAAAGATTGCGAAGTAAATTCGGAATTTGTAGGTATTT